ATACTTACCAACAAAAGGATCCATTTGAGTTGCAAGATTGATGCGTTGCATCATTAGTTCTTGCTCTTTTAACTCATTAAAATGATTATCAAATAAGAAGTCATATTGAATATGCTCCTTCATGTCATCCCAATCTTCGGGGGAGATTACACCTTTAAGAATAAGTTGAGTTTTAAGGATATCATGAAAGAGTTCGCTGAATCTCTTACGGAGACGACCAATAAATTTAGTAAACTTAAGTTCATCACGAAGTACTTCAGTACTCTTACCAAGATTAAATCCTTTACTCTCATCAGTGAGACGAGAGGGTGGTAGGTTTAGAGAATTGTATAATTTCTTTTTAAAATACTCAACATCCTTAAGTTCGCCAAGGTTCTGACCACCAGGCAACGTAGTAATTTCAGTACCACGCCCACCCTCTCTACGAGGCAACCAGAAATCCTCAAGCATACTCATATGCTTTTTGTCATCACGAATCTCGCCAGTACTGGAATCATATACAAGCTTGTTACGATAACGTGCCATAACATCACGTAGGTATTGCTCTGCCTTTACTTTAGGGAGATTACCAACATCAATATAGAAAATTCTACGTTCTGGTGCGCGTGACAATCTGTAAATAACTAGAGCATCTTCAATCATTCTTAGTTGATTGAGTGATTTAATTCCCTTGTGTAGGAAACTCAAGTGCATTCTTTTATTTAAATCCTGAACGCCCGAAGAACAAAATGCAATAGAATCTGCGGCAATTTTAATTCCTTGGGAGTTTGACATATCACCAATTGGACCAAGAGCTCCGCTCTTTAAATATCCTTTGGGGTTATATAAAAAATAATCAATATACTGACCCCATTCATATTCTAATGCAGTACCTTTAAATGCTCGGTTTAATCTAGGATCTGATGAACCCGAATCTAATTTTTGTCTGACCTTACGCATCTTGATTGGGTCAATATAACGTAACTCAACAATTCCTTTTTTCGGATTATCTAAATCAATTACTTTATGGTAAAATAGTTTTCCGTCAATATACCAACTACGAACTATTTCGTGAGCACGGTTATCAAAATTTAACATCTGTTTGACTTTATCAAACTCATCACGAATTTTTTTCTTAACTCCAGAACCAACTTCTAAATTATTTAAGTCAACTTCAACACAACTATCGTTGGCATCACTAACTACAAATTCATTTACAATTTCATCAACAGCAGAATCTACTTCTGGATGTAGAGACATATCTCTATAACGTTTGATCAGTTCAAACTCATTCCTTGCAGTAGCGTCTGTGTCTACATATGTTCCAAAATACCCGCCTGCTGCAATAGAGACTGGCTCGTCAGCAGAAGGAGGGACAGGGGATTGACCCTTCTGACCCTCCTTACGATTAATTTGGAAGCCAAATAACTGACTCATAATAATTGTTCAACTGTACGCTTCCTACTATTTAGGCAACCGTAATACCTGCTTCTCCGCCATTCTCAACTGTCCAATATGAATACTGGAATTCAACTGAGAATTCTTCAATTTGATCATTGCTATCATAAGCAAGATCAATTGCAGAAGATGCTGTTGGGAATGCATACCAAAGTTTGTAGGTTCTTAAAACCTTACCCTCAGTTGCGGCATCTTTTTCCAGTTGATGAACGAAGAGATGCTTACCATAAACGGTAGGATCAATGACTTCGTTTACATTGGATTCGTGACTGTTCATTTGTCTCATCCAATCCTCAAAGAAGGCACGAATTTTCATGTCTTCATCATTGATAAAAGTAGCACTCCAATTGTCAAACGTGCGGTCTCCCGCAATTTTAACTGTGCGTCCACGGAAAGGAACTTCAATTACACCTACATTAGATGCTGGTAGAGCAGCAGACTTGCACATATATGATGCAAGGTTCTGCTTTGCTGCATCATCTCCAGGGAATGCAATATCCACCCTGAACATGTTGGGTCTTACACCCTGTTTTACTTTGTTTAAAAACCCAGAGACTGAATTAGTTACTGACATTTTTCTAGTTACTCCTTACTGTTGTATTTAATGATGATCAGCGTCCAACTACTTCGCTGAAGGAAACTCCAGTTCTGGTTGCAGTAAACGTTACTGAAACGTAGTTGATGGAGCGAGCGGGTTTGATGAAGATTTCTGCAACAAATTCGTTGCGGTCAATAACATCGGGGGTGTTGTTGGTTTCATCACAAACAACTAGGAAATCAGTGATTCCCTGAGCAGCAACGATGTTATCTAGATAACCACCGATTGCACCAGCAAATGAGGTACGAGTAGTTGTATCGTTGATTTCAAAAAGAACACTCTTAGAAAGTTGTTCAACTCTTTTCTCAACGTTAAGGAAGAGACGGCGAACATTAATTCTATCAAATGCTGATGGTGCAGCAAGAGCAGTTTTATCACCGAACAATACAGCACCGCTACCTGGGAAGGTTACGACTGGATTAATTCTGTTTTGATAAAGTTCGTCTCTATCTGCTTTGTTTGGATTGAATGCCAGTTTAATTACGTTGCGAAGACCGCCACGATTCATGCCAGCAGGAGAAATCCAATCAGCAACTGTTTCTGAAGTATTAACACAAAGACCAGCAATGTCTCCATTGCAAGGAACATAGCGATACTTATCATTAAAACGATCATACATGTACTTGTAACCGCTATCAAGAACAGCGTATGAAGTAGATGTAATTGTATTGAAGAAATTAACTGTGTTAGTTCTTTGATCTGAAGATGACAACGCAGTTCCACCACTACCAATTTGATTTCCTTTATGAGGAGAAACAAATGCGATGCAATCTTTACGGAGAGCAGCAACTGCTACACATTTCTGTGCTTTAGCAAGTGTGTCATTTTCAGTTCCCATGGATCCACCCATAAGAATGAAGTTGGTTTCAGTTGCTTCTGTATCTGCAAACAGATCCATAGCACTATTTACTTCTCCGGGAGTATATGAGTAATCATCAACTCCTCCGGATAATGTAGATTCATTTAATGCTGCAAGAAGGAACTTATCTCCAGTTGTTAATGCGGATGATGCTTGTCCAAATGTTTTGGCACCACCTGCCGTCGTTGGTTCTACAAGACCGGTTAGTGTTCCACTTGTGTAGATAAATTCCGATTGTAGATTAACGATATCTTTGAAATACAAAGAAGCACCCTCTGCACTCTTGGCATCAGTCATCTTGGAAAGATATGTAATTCTTTCCATTACAGTTGATGCAGCACCGGAAACATCGCCAGTGGTATCAATAACTGCAATATGAATTTCGTCATATGAAATTCCTCTGGAAGATGCATATACCGAAGTACCAGGACGAGGACCAATTGCACCAAGAGTTAATTCAGTTCCTGCAATTTTAGTATTGGTGTACCAATCTTTAACTGAAGAAATTGCAATGTTATCATTTGATACTGTACCGATAGTAACAGAAAGATCTGCACTTGCTCCAGTTCCAAGATCTGCTGCTGGTACTGTAACAACATCACCTTGTGTGTATCCAGTACCACCTGCTGCAACTGTAACTGAAGTAACAGCTCCGTTGACATCAATGATAGCTTGTACTTGCAACCCAGATCCTGTACCACCAGATGGTGAAGATGTATGGGAACCATTCTGAGAACCAACGCCAGTATATGCAGCAAATGTAACTGCTGATACAATACCATCTCCGGGTTCATCAAATACATCAGATGATGTAATAAGTGAACTTGGGTTCTCTAGGATAACTGCCAATTCATTCTTTGTACTATCAAAAGAATAAATTCTACCTGCTTTACCACCTACAGTTGTAAATGCAGTGTTTGCTGTTGTAGTTGCAGGAGCAGATGCTAGTGTTAGAATCTGATCTGCACCACGGTCAACTGCAACAACCTTAAGTGAGTTACCCCACGATCCTGCTGTTCTTGCTACGAATGCTTCTGCACCACCAACACCAGATTGATAATCTGATTCGTTTCTTACTAAAACTGCTGTGCCATCTGATGTTGCATTAAGAACACTGGTTTCTGCACGAACTACCGCTAATCTACCACCGTATCCTAGAAACTCAGACGCAACGAGCCAGTCTTCTGCATTTTCTTCCGAAGGAGTACCGAAGGTTCCTACCAAATCTTTCAATGAAGATATGGGAGTAACTTCTCCGATTGGTCCTTTTTGGAATGATGATGCGAAAGCTGCTGTTAAAGTTGAGCTGCCTACAATGGTAACATTAGTAAGGTCGCGTTCTCTTAAAATAACACCAGGCGAGACTTGACTTGCCATCTTTTATCTCCTTAGAAATTCCGATTTTACCTGAAATTATTTATCTAAACTCGGTTCTCCAAAGGGGAAACAGTGCATGAACTTACTACCAGTCAGGATATTCCCACCGATTACTATCAATTTTTCTCGTTTTTAATACTCTAATTTTAGTACAGTTTTTACATTCATATGAATATGCTGACGGAGTAGTTCTATTTTTTCTGGTTTTATAGAACTCATTAATTAATTCTTTAGTTACACCACATGACCTACAGGTTCTTTCTGTAAATATCAGATGGTCTAGTAAGAATTGATCTTCTATATTCATCAGTAGTTCCACATGTATTCAACTGATTCCTGTGTCGTTCCATACTCCCAAACGGTTCCTTCTTCGTCAACGAAGGTATCATCACCCAAACCGTCATCAATAAACCCAAAAGGAGCCATGTCTTGGTCAATTTGATTTCTTTGTTCATCATAAATTCTTCTCCGGACATCTTGATCTGTCATTTCTTTAAAATATTCTTGCATGACTAACCATGCAAATATAACCATACACATTACAAGGTCATCATGATAACCTTCGTCTGCTTCCCATGCTTGTTTCTTTTGTACGAACGTAGTGAGTTCTTGAAAGATTTGGAAGTCGTTAAATATTAATTTGTCTTCTTCAATAATTGCTTTAAGATTAGAGCAACCAATTTTTTTAACAGTTACACTCATCTTGACGCCCAGTTGAGTTTTCATTCCTGAGAATCCTTGCCCCACGACTTGACCTGCTCTACCACGCATCGCACACATAAGTACGTTAGGATATTCAAGATCATAATTGAGAGTAGCAGCAATAGAATCGCCAATGTCATTTACTTCTACCAGAACGTATGGGTTATTATATTCTTTACAAATTTGAAAGA